AACTGTGCGTAGACCAGCATCACCAGTAAACCTAAAGAAAGGGAGTAAAACGAAGAAGATTGCACGTTCAGCTACCAAGGCTTTTAATATTTCATGGTCAGGATGAGCCATCCAAGCATCTCTAAGCCTAAAGGCTTCTGCCTCGGCCTTCTCATCAACACCTAAAGCGTTGGTGATATAGCCGAGAGCAAGATCATGGTTTTCTTCATCCTTTACGTTGGACTCTAGCAGTACTCGTGCAGATTTGGGAACATCTTTTCCAAGTGTTTCTGTAATCCATTCACCAACTGGTAGCTCCATATGCCGTACTGCAAGAGCACGGAAGATGGTTTCTTCGGCTCCTTCTTTAAGCTTACCAGCTGTAGTTTGGACTGGTGACCACTTTCTTTTTCTAAGAAGTAGTTTATCATAAGGTGTAAGTTTCATTCTTGACAATCACATTGAGGGGGTTCACTGACAATCCCCTTCAAATAATCTTCGACATCATCTTCATCTAATGCTGCATACGCATCGCTCTTATCTTGTGTGTCTCCCATTACCTGAAGGCTGTAATATAAGGAGGTCTGAGGCGAAGCCAACCACTCTTCCACGAAGCTATCATTGTATTGCACAACATCGCTCCAGCTATTAAATGAATAGCCGTGAAGAAGTCCTGTATTGTTGAGCATTATCATTATGCCGTCTGCTACACGCTTATATGCGTCCCAGCCAACTTCTGAGGCGATCTCAACATCGCCATAGTCATAAGATGTTACCCCGAATGTACCAGAATCACGGTCCACAGTGCGTCCGATTGGTGGTGCTATCTCTGGGCAAGAGGTGAATCCATCTTTATCTTTAGTTTTATAGGAACAAGAAGCAGTAGGAGCTATAGCAAAAGCTCTCTCCATCTTATGATAACGGGCAACCTTAGCTGCACCTTCAATAGCATCTTTTAATTCACTGGCAATAATACCAGCTATTCCTTGTTTTATATTATTAGTATTAACTTGATGAAGTGCTTCACCAAATTCTTTGTATGTTACTCCGTATCTTCTTAAGAAGTTGGCGAGTCCGAGCATTCCCAGCCCGACTTGCCTATCGTTTTCTTCGAGCAGATATTCTCCAGTCCGTCCAACACCTGTCCTGCTATGGAGCTCGCACAACTCGGACATACCAATAGTGAAAGCCGATTGTAAGTTGTCGAGATCACAGGCACCGAGACTGACATGTTCGAGCAAGCACGTTCCACGTGAGCGCACGTATACCTCAAGACAGACGTTTCCATAGATACGCTTCCCATTAGAGTCATGTTTAATTTTGTTTAACCATATGTCACCAGATTTGATGCCATATATTATTTTTTCCCGTGTGATCGGGTCAGTATTTTTCCATTTTTCATCATCAAGGTTGACACACCGCTTGATCCACGGGAGTTCAGATCTAGGAGTAGTAATGAACTCGATAAGATCAGGATGATCAATGTCCAGATGACAGACAACCGCACCATTTTTGTAGATGCCTCCTCTTCTTAATGTTTCGTTGAGGACTGAGTATATCTTTGCAAACGAGACTGGGCCGCTTGCAACAAGACCTTTGCCGTTCTCAGTTCCTTTGGGTCTAAGGTTGGATAAGTGGACCGCCACTCCTGCTCCATAGCGGAGAGCATGTGACACAAAACGCCAAGATTTTTCAAGGCCATCCTCTCCCTCCATGCTATCTTGTACAACAAACACTGTGCATGACACAGGCAATCGACCTTCTGGATTATCCATCCAGTTTTGGACTCTTCCAGTCCTAGCGATCAAGTTATTCATTAAATTAAATCTTTTAAGTTAGGTAAATAATAGTTTGGACCCTTTAATACCTTCCCGTCTTGTCGGTATATTGGTTTTCCATTTTCATCTAGCTTGCTCATATTACTTCTATGAACACGCTTGTAAGCTTCATCTAAATCCCATCCAAAACATGCTGCCATTTGATGACAAACATAGACAAGATCAGTAAGCTCTTTTAATAAATGCTCTCTTGCTAAAGGATGTTCAACATTCCATAACAATTCACGTACTGCTTCAAGGAGTTCTCTGTGTTCTTCACTGATCAACCCTGTTTGCAAGTTGAGAGACCCACGGTCCAGTGATCCTTCCAGATTGAAAGCTTTTCGGAACTCGTATGCGCTCTTTGAGTAAGTGCTCTTTCTCATTAATTAAATAGTGGATAGCTTTTTCTAAATCTTTAATAGGATCATCCTTATGACCAGCACGGCATACATACTTGATAGCATTACCGAGGTGGTAGTTGAGTTGTTGATCTCTAATAAAATCCCACACCTCTATGGAACCCCGTTTATAATACTGGGGTCCATAGGATTGGTTCATTTCGGTCATAATCAAAGTCCGTATGTTGTAGGATCTTAGCCAAACGTGCATTGAGTAGAGCGTCCTCGTCTGATAACCCTCTCTCTTTATATGCTTGACAAATAGCACCCCATTTATTATCAGGGTTTTTATTTAGCAAATCAGTAGCACGTTTGATTCCAATACCAGGGCAGCCCCCGTAACCATCAGTCGGGTCACCAGAAATTGCCTGAATTAGATGCCAATCATCTCCATCTTCTTTTGTAATCTCTTCAACGTCATCCGTTAGGTTCCATAGATTCCCAGGAATTTGACGCATATCTTTATCAGGACTGACGATTATGTTGTCAACACTAGGGAATTGTGTGGCATCCATTCCGAGTGCATCATCAGCTTCCAACCCATCCCGTAGGACAAAGTTGTAATTTTTTTGACAATGGTTGAGCAAGCGTTTATATCCTAAAGGCTTACGCCTAAGTCTATGACCCTTGTAATCGGCACAAATTTTCTTCCTAAAATTTTTAGGACTAGAAAAGTATAGTACAAATTCATCATCAAACATTGCTTTTGTGACCTTTTGTAGCTCTCGTTCAAAGATTTTAAGGACTTGGCTAAAATTGGATTGAGCAATGATAACATCATTACCAAAATCTATACCTTCCTCGCAAGCTTGAGCCGATTTATAAGCTAAAAAGTCGCAGTCAACTAATAACATTAATGTACCTCTGCCCAGTTGTTGCCTATGTTAGCGTCAGCAGCAATCGGGATTCGTAATTTATAATATTCACCAGCTTGTGCTGCTGCAAATTTACATGCAAAAGCAACGTACTTAGCTGATGATGGTGGCGCACCAAACACTTGCTCATCATGCACAAAGGCGTACCTTTCATGCGGATAAAGTGTACTCTTTAAAACCTCGTCAGTACATATGCACCAACGCTTTGCGATTACCGCTGCCGATGCCTGTAAGAGGTAGTTGAGAGACTTGTGCCCTTTGTCAACGCTGATATTACGACCGTCGATGGCACGGATGCTACCACTTTCAGATACTCTTTTGGTAGCCTCAACAAGATCACTAAGACCAGGAATGGCTTCCATATAAGCTTTCCGTATTTCGGCCCCCTTCTTCTTAGCAGCCTCAGGGGATAAGAGGTTGTCATAGGATAAACCAATTTTCTGGTTTCCAGCACCGTATAGAAAGGCATAGGTAATAGTTTTGACCTGCCTTCTGGTAACTCCGATCTTGTCTGCATTGACTTGGTGGATGTCTCCATTTAGTAATATGTCTGCATACCTACCCTCATCGTAACGAGCTAGGTAATGTGCAAACATGCGTAGTTCTATCCCTGCAAGGTCACTGTCAACCAGTTTCCATCCAGGTTTTGTAATAAAAAGTTCTCGACAATCAGCATCACTACTGACTTGTGCGAGGTTTGGAGTAGCGTGAGCCATTCGGTGTGTAGCTGCTCCAATAAAACAGGAGTGGTGAAGCCTGCCATCCTTGACTAACTTCAACCATGCATTACTGCCTTGCGACAACATTCCGAGCTTCTTTTGGATAATCAGAATCTCAAGGAATAGTAATGCTTCGTCTGTGCCTATTTCCTTCAGGACAGTTTCATCAATAACTGCTTTACCTGTAGGAGTTTTTTTATGTGGTGTCCAACCTTGAAAGGTTTTAAACCACCAAGCGATATGTTCTCGACTACTAGGATTAAAATCCTTAAGCCGTTGCATTTCTGCACCTTTAACATAACCTTGGTTTTTGTTATCACGCCTTGGAGTGAATAGATTACCAGGAACCGCCCAGCATATCTTCTGAGTGGCCTCTCTAAGCTCCTCTAACCGTGTTAAAAGTTTGTTCTCTAGGGATTGAGCCTTCTTAACATCCAAAGGCCATCCAACCCGTCTTTGATCTTGCATCATCTCAGCAATGCGATGCTCTAAGATGAGGGGTTCAGGTATTTTTGGAAATGATCCCATAGTTTTGTGAGTACAACGACATCTTGTTTGCAGTATTCCTGCATTTCAGGAGTCCAATTCTTCCAGTCAGTTGTCTGACCGAACTCCCCTTTACGACACCTTAGCCGATACCCGTAGGCTTCAAGGCTATGTGATCCGTATAACTTAGCTGGCATGTCACGCCATCTACGCTTAAGGTCTATATCTAAGAGGTTTGGATGGTAAAATCTACTGAGAATTAAAGTATCCCAGTGTTTAGCCATGAGCTTCCTAAAGAATGGATAATGTTTTTGGGCTTGTGCTACGTCATACGCTATCCCATTATGAGATACGATATTGTCACAAGCCATTAAACTATTCAACCCAGAAGTGATGGAATTACTAGCCATCGGTAATTCTTTAGGGTTATCCGAATACTTTTCATCATTGTATTCCTCAACAAGACCTGTATCTAGATCTTGAGTAACTATACAATGGATTCGGGTGGAATCTAGCCCATCTGTTTCCATGTCAAAGGCTAGATTTATCTCTTTTTGTTGTTCCAATGGTACGTTTTGTCAACAAATTGTGCTTTTGTTACAGCCTCAACTGTAGGTGGATTAGGTTTTTTTAATAATTCTGCTTGTTGATCTTGATCTTTATTGAATTTATACCACGGATGTTCGTAGTGTTCAAAAATCGGTGGTCGGATCGAACTCTTTTTCTGTCGTAATTTCATGGAAGGTACAAGTGTCTGAGTCATAGGTAAGGTTACAGGCTACGCCTAGCTCTCCGCAATATCTATTTTTAAGTACTCGCACAGTAGTTGAAGCTTGCGATTTATCTGCCTGCTGATCCCGTTCAAGCGCAATAATTCCATCTGACAGTTGACCAATGCTGTGGCTGCCTCGAAGTTGGCCGATGTTAACTCTTGCCCCTTCTTCATGGTTATGGTCGCTTTGAGTTCTTCTGACATGTGATACAAGAAATAGTGAAATACCTGTTCTCTCGACTAGAGAACGTAAGCGGGTCATTGTTTGATCCAGCATTCTCCTCTCATCTCCTTCGAGTCCAGACATGAGAATACTTATGTGGTCTAGGAATACAAAACGACACTCCAATCCACTGGCAAGGTACTCGATCCTATTAAAAATGATGTCAGGATCAAAAGAGCCGAAGCCATCAAACATGTAAAGATTCCAATTAGCAATGGTAGAACGAAAATACTCTTTAAGTTGTTGCTCATTGTATTCTCCAAGGTGTAGGTTTTGACCAACAGCCGAGGACATTAATCCAAGTGCTGTTCTTCGATTGTTTGCTTCAAGCTCCACGACTCCAACTGATTCTCCTTTTTGTAGTAGGTCAGTCGCAAGCTGGCGACAGAAACTTGTTTTTCCGCTACCAGTGCCAGCAGTAATTGTCGTAAGTTCTCCCAGCCTGATCCCGTGTAGCTTCTCGTTGAGTCCTTTGAATGGGTATTCATGGGTGCATGGTGCTTCGGGTGTTGTTATTAATTCAAGTAACGATTTAGCATCAACAATTCCGTCAGGGCGATACGTCTTTGCGTCCCAGATAGCTTTGCGTATTGCTTCGGGGTCACCTGCCTGAAGGGCTTCAGACGCATCCTTGTATTTCTCAAGTACAGCAATCTTTGCTTTTCCAGCTGGTAAAAGTTCAGCGCACTCGATAGCTGCCTTACGGCCTGCATCATCATTGTCGTAAAAGAATACAACTTCTTCATAACCTTGTGTTAAATCTAATACTTTTTGTAGATCTTTTTTAGCCCCAGCAGCACCGTTAGGTACTGACATGTGAGGCCATTTCGGCATAGCTGCATGTCCTGAGACAGCATCCATCTCCCCTTCATAAAGGGTCAGTCTTGACCCCTTATCTGGAAATAGATTCTGACCGAAGAATTGATGATCCTCGTTTCTACCGTCCCAGTAGAAGTCCTTGTCCTTTGTTTTGACTTTAGCTGCGACTACCTGACCTTTTTTATTAAAGTAATGGAAACGCAGAACGTCTCCATCTTTATGTACTCGGTACTTACGGCAGTCCTCTTCACTTAGTCCACGTTTGTTTAAACGTACTGGGTTGCCTTTTAACATTGCTCGATTGCTCCGTTCTGGCTGATGATGGTGGTTTGATCCATCTCCGCTTTCATAATGGTCACATACAAAACAATAAGTATGTCCGTCAGAATAGCGTGAGCAGCCGTCTGAAGAACCGCAATTTGTACAAGGCTCGTGATATAAGAACTCTGATTGTTCATGGTTTGAGCCAGTTGAGTGGGATTGCATAATAAGCACACCACGGGAAGCCGTGTTTCTCGGCCCACATGGCATAAGTTGTCTTAGATTTTTTATTTATTTTATTATAAGGTGCCTGAAATACGAAACGAATATCTAACTCTGGATGCTGCTTCTTGACGGCAAGCATCTTACGCCTGTCTGAGGGCTTAAAAAAACCCTTAGCTTCTAGGTATATATCCCTAACCTTAAAGTCAGGGATGTAATTAGCTTCTATAAAGTAATTTAATTTAGTACATTCATAATCATAGTGAACGTTCAACTCGTCAAGTAAATCAGCCACCTGTTCTTCTAGGCGGCTACGCATTAGAAGTCATCATCCTGTTCTTCAATAGAACAAGGTGATGCATCTACAATCTCAGGTTCATCTACCTTGAATCCTGTAGTAGCACCACCGAATGTTTTCAGTGCCTCTTCAGCAGACATATTACCTTGATCGGTAACACCAGCACCGTTATTAAGACTAATAACTTGTACTGCCTTAAGCTTAAGAGATGTACCTATATCTCCAGCTGGCATGATGTAAGGCTTCTGAATGAAAGCTAACTTAACTGTACTACCATTGTATAATGGTGTTTCTTTATCTGTGATTAAGGTACCCTCTGTATCAACGATAGCAGGGAATAACTTATCCTTATCTTTCCATGAGAATCTAACCTGATAGGTGCCAGGATTGTTCTCTAACTCCTCCCAAGGCTCAGGTTTTACAGTAACCCTCTTAGGGTTCTTAGCTTTTGATCGTGCCCAATCAAGAGCAGATTCTCTTTCTTCTTCTAACTTAGACACTATACTCTTAGGGAGTAGGGCTGATAGTTTATAGCCCCAATCCCCAGGTTTTAGTATAGCTTGGAACCCATCAAGTACAACGGGTTCAGGGGTGACGTAAGTGGTCATGCGGTTAACAAAAAAAGTAAGTGGACTTTTCTACTACTTCGGGATCTAGTGTCCCTACTATAGGTGGCGGTTCTGATGCATTAATGGCTTCGCCAAATCGTGTAAGCCAACAGTCGCTTGTGAATATTTCCTTGTAGGTTTTACGCACAAGCTCATTGAGTGTTCCCATGTCTGTTGCTCTAGTAAGTACTGAGTCATGGATAACGGTAAATGGTTCATTGAACTGTTGAAAAGAACGGTGCAGCAGAGATGCATCAATGGAGTGGATGTAATTAGGTGCAGTACTTAACCTATGCTTTCTAGGGCATGGGGTAACTGTACCTGATGGTATCCTTATAGAAGTTCTACCTAATAATTGTAGCTCCATCCGTAATGTGTCAATGTGATCACGCCTCTGATTTACTACGAAACCAGATGGTGTTTTCCATTGAACTACTTGACCTCCATTCTTAATATATTCTCCTACATGTTTCTTGATCCATCGCATCACACGCATTGGACCAGGAACTATAGCATCCATGCTTTCATAGACTGCATTAACTACCTGAGTTAACTCCTCGGTGGTTGGTTCTATACCCTGTTCTTTAAGAGCTTCTCGGATGTAGGATCTCGATGAGTCTTTAGTTGAATTGTAGGGTATGGTCATTACGGTACGTTTTGTGGTTTTCCGTACCATCCAAGGGTGCATGTACTCAGGTAAGTACTTCTTAGCCTCTGTGGCTACAGCTTTATAAGCATCACTAGGTTTGTCAGCAGGGGCAACGTTAACAAGTTCAGCTGTTGATTTATCTTTAGCTAAACCTGCTAGTATTTGTAGCCCTGAACAGGTAGCATCTACTGCTACCATTAGACCTGTAGTTTTCTTGTCACGTTTAATACAACAGTGGTAGTGTTCATGACATGCTGCCATAAATTGCCACGGTTCTTCTACCTCTTCCCAATCGGGCAGGTTATCTATCGGGTCTAATGCAACCCTTGTGATTAAGTCTTTATTATCCTCTACCCATTTAAGACGATCAGACATAGTATCCTTATCCAAACCGTAGCAAGTAGCTACTTGGAAAGACAACCATTTCTCAGCATCTTTAGTGAGAGGTGACTCATCAGCAAACCTTATAAGGGCTTTACCAAAGTCCGTATCTTGTGGTGTTAAGAATGCAGGTATAGGATATGCCCTCCCCCTATAGTCGAAAGACCAGGGTAGGTAATAATACTCCTCATACCTAAACTTCTCAGCTGCTTCAAGTTGTGTTCTAGTTCTTACTGATCTTTTGAAATTAATTCGATCAGCATTATAAGCTTCAGCAGTTTCTCTCCTCCACGCCAGACTTTTCTCGCTATCCTCGTCAGCGTCAGGAGGTCTTGGAGGTTTGTAAGATTCAGTAATAGGAATAAACTTTCCTACACTTCTCTTCAACTTCTTCAAGACTAAAGCTGTATCTAGTACAACTGTATTCACACGGTACTTAACGTTCTGAAGCTTGTTTAAGAAAGCCATCGGAACCTTCCCGTGTATTATGGTGGGGTTACCCCTGCGAGTGAGTTGATGACCCTTCATCATACGGTTAGTTATATAACCACCGTAGATAATACCACCGTTCTCATCGTAATCCCACTCATCTGGGGTCACTAGCATAGGCCAAGGTATGCCAGCAAATAACTCAGCTGATTTAATTAACTGTTCACGTTTACTCTTGAATAAATCTGTAGGTACCACCCTATAATCGTATTTCTTTTTAGATTTACGTTTCTTATCTACAGTAAACCAACCTGTTGTGTCCATTAACAATGAAAAACCCCATCTACCTAAGCTAATCTTAGTCTTCAAAGGCCAAGAAGGCCAGCGTATATCACGCTCACCAAACTTTTGACTGGCTATTGTTTGCTTCTGTTGGGTACCACAAGCTTCATGGAAATATACTCTATTGATATACTCCATAAACTCAGGATGTTCACGTTTATACCAACGGAACTTACATTCAGCTTCTAATGCTGCACCAACAGCTTGGAGGATGGATGTTAATTTATCAGCATGTTTAGAGTCAGGAGTAGAAAATACTTTATCAAAGGTCACCTTCAAGATGATGGTGGCAATAGCTAAAGGTTCTAACTCATCAAGATACTGAGCGATTGGTTTGTAAAATTTACCAGCTTGGCCTTTAGTCATACGCCATCTGGTATCCTCAATCTGTTTAACTAAAACTGGTAAAGCTTCCCTTATCGAGGCTACCCCGTATACGCTTGCCGAAGCGTAGGATTTTTGTTCCAGTTTTTTTATAGACTCTTGTAGTCTTTGTTTGCCGCAGGCGATTGCCTCGGCCTCCAGAGCGAATTGTCTTGGCAACTGGAGATTGTTGAGATTCACCATAGGCGAGATACATTGCGTATTCTTGGTCAGTGAGTTGATCAATCTCAAATTGGTTCAGATCAGACATCATACTTTTTACATTGTTGCTCAGATGGAAAGTCTTCGCAGTATTCTTCAATACTATTAAATGATTTCCAGTGTGGAAGGAAGAAGCCATGTTCACCTTGGTGGTTGAGTTTAACTTCTAACTTACCCATAGCAGCTAGAAGTACCATTAAATCAGATGGTTCTTTAGGATGCATTACATCATCCAAACGATAGACCTCACCAGAGTCATCATTAATCCAATAACCTTTAGCATCTAGTAGTAGAGCTAGATCATGTACATTAATAGTCTTCTGTTGGGATCGAATCACGTATTTCGTCATGGGTGATAATGCTTAGTTCACAGAGGTTTTCCATACATTTGTCTATGTACTTTTGAGCATAAGCGAATGACTTGTAAGATCGTTCTTCGACCTGACCAGTTAACCACTTAGACCTAACAACACACAGGTATTCTGGATTGAGTGACCAATTACAGGCTGCATGAAAGCCATCTTGGATTGTGTAAGGAGTTGTTTTGTCAGATGCTTTCCAACGCATGACCTCCTTGATCCTATTCTTATAAGGATCTTTTGATTTTTTCATGTTTTTCCTATTGGGAAATATCCTGGTGAGGATGGTAGATCTCGGTGGGTGCTCCAATTAGCAAGGAAAGTGATACCCATTAGTACACAGAAGGTGTACGCTAGGCACACTCTCATTTCTTACGCTCCACTAGCCAGTCATACTTGTCAACCATTGTTTGACAGCCGTTGCAGAATAAACCACTCCAGCTGAAATGGAAGACACGGGTTCCCCCACCACAGTGAGGGCAGCGGATAACCCTCCCTATGATACCAGCATTGTCGGCTCTGGTGTACCTAGTCATTTTCTCTAGGTTGTGCTTGATAGTCTTGGTGTGGACTACCTTACCGTGACGGATGATTAGTTTCTTATAGGTCTTGGCAGACATCATTCTTTAATGGTGGTTCATAAAAGATAGAGTTATTCCTAACTCTCTGTGATTCTACTAGAATCCTAGCAGATAAAATGGACATTCGTTCAATAATAACGTCCATCTGTGTTTGTAGGTGCCTAAAGTCACCTATTAGTGTGTTCAATTCGGTCATAAGAGTCCAGCCTCGGTGCGATGATGGTGGTTTGCGAGATACTTGAGTGCTTTACTCATCATTTTAGGGTCATCATTAAACTTACCGAAGCCAAGGTTACAGCTATTGCACACATAGCCTCGGAAGCTATCGGTATGGTGACAGTGATCGAGTACCCAAGCCTCCGTATGGCGACCACAAGCAGGGCAATTTCCTGGAAGTGGTGCTGGGTGCCTTTTGCGTAGCCTCGCCCTTATGGAGGCCATTTGGTTGGAGCATTTCTTACACGTATTCTTACGTCCAGCCGTAGCTGTTGAGAATAGTGGGAAATCTTCAACAGGTTTAGACTCTCCACAATGTCGGCAGTTCTTTAGATGATGCATTAGATGTCACATAGTACGGACAAGCGTTTGGTGTACAGTTTAGAGTTATCTTCAGGGTATTCTTTAGCAGTCATTGGCTCATAGAAATCCTCCATGTCCTCATTATCTTCATCTTTTCTTTTCGTTATAAGTTCGTGGGACATTTAGATCGGCAGAATAATCAGTGTATACAAGTGAGTCCTCAAGGTCTTCTATTCCTAGCTCCTTAAGGTACTCCAGCTGAGTTAGCTCCTGATCCTCGAAGGTAACAGTCACTAGACTCTGCTTATAATCCATTTCGTAATTGATAGCTCTGGATAAGAACTCATCAAGCACACTCTTATCAAAGTACATGCGTACCTTGTTAGTCATGTCAGTGTATGTACTCACGATGCCATCCTCCAATCATCTTTGAAGTCTTCAGCTACATCGTAGTACCTGACACGCTCGGCCTTGATACAGTTCTTGTTAACCCAGAATCCATAACTCATGCGTGGATTGAGGCACAAGTTTATGATGGCTCTCTTAGATACATTCTCGTAGATGTAGATGTCGGTACTATTACAAGTAACACGAACTATCCCTCTAAAGAAGTTGAGAACAACAATCTCTTTAACCCATTGCGATGTACGCTTCTTGGGTTGGAACCTTAGTCTCATAATAAATAAGCAAACTACAGTGCGAGAGGTGAGAACCCCTCATGCAGCCATGATGGTGGTCATCAGCTGCAAGAGAAGATCTGAGTAGTACCCCATTGGATAGCCATTTCCTTAGCTATTCCTTGATAAGTCTTAGCTCGTTTGGCTGACCTATCCTTGGACGGACCAAGCTTATTCTGTCCACTAGGCGTTTGATTATCCCAGTAGCCACACTCAGGTAATGGTAACACATTACTTGGCTTAAGCTTGGGTAATCCCCGTAACCATAAGCATGTTCGCTTACTTTCGGGGTGCCCGAATTGGTAGGGCTGGATCATCTGAGTACATTTACCCAGGGATGTTTGTGTTGAGATGATGGATACTGGATTCTCTAGGCACACGTGCGGTATATCAGCTGCCCAGAGTCGCTCAACAAACTCAAGTGCTTTCTGTTGCCTACCGTCAGCCCGCTTGGCTGCGAAATGACGAGCACCTGAGACAGCTAGATGTACACAAGGAGGGTGGCAGATCATCATATCCCAACCGTAGTCAAGGATGTCAAAGACTGACCCCCTATAGTGTGGCCCAGCTGTCTCACTAGGCTCAAGGTCACATGACCTAGCGAAATGCCCTAGCTTGTTGAACTCATTGCGTATAACACCACTCTTTTCACAAGCGATGAGTATTTTCATACAGAAGTTAGTCAATGGTGTATGTGTCCCCGTTCTGGATACGTTCCTGTCTGTACCTCTTGCGTTCTAGTCTTAGAATTGCAAGCCATACATCTTCAGGCATACGCTGACCATTAGTCATGGTCGGAGATGTCCCATCTGTCTGAGAAGGGTGTTCGGTAGAGTTCATAACCTTGATCATGTAGAGTTGTGTAGAATGCCATCATAACTGGATCAGTTAGAGTGGACTTACTGAAGAACACACTACCATTAAGGAGTGGCTCAAGTGTGAGTTGCCTCATATGTTGTGGATGCGTTTGTACGTTACCCAAGTGATAGCTTGGATGTCAGAGTTTAGATACTTCTCGCCAAGTTCCTCATTGATGAATGAGGTAGCGTCTCTGTACCCTTGCTTGATTGACTGCCTTAACCGTTTACCTATGTTTGGTACTTCCTTGACTGGAAGTCGCACACCCATAAATATACAGTAGGCATGTCCGTCAATGCATACGTCATTGGCCTCAGGTCTAGTAATGCAGTTGAAGAACTCATTAACCTTAGGTCCATTTAGTATGGACTCGATAGACTCGCCAGTATCCTGTAGTATGCGTACTGCTTTCTCCTTGTTCCTATCTGGAGTGGAGACTGAACAGTTAAACGCATCCTCAGTTGTACCATATGTCCATGCCTTGAGCATAGTCTCAGCATTAAGAACATTAGTAGGCCACTTGTTGAGTGGACTGAGAGCACATAGAACGCCTGCTACCTTGTCAGTGCTTGTATTGAAGCGTTGACCTAGCTTGTAGGCTATCTGATGAGCATTAGGGTACCAATTAAGACCCTCTATGACCTCAAGTGTGGTGGCTTGAGTGAACATAGAGATCACATTGCGAGCTTCTCTTGATAGTTGAGAGTAACTCATAGTGCCCCAGTGATGGTGGATTGTGAGGTGGTAGGGAATCGAACCCTGTAGTTGAAGGGTGTCCTAAGTGTATTCTTGTAATTAAGAAGTCTGGCATCCTATTAGCACCAGCCACCTCAAGAAATAGTAGAGGTGGTAGGGAATTGAACCCTAAGACCCTTACAGGACAATGTTACCACAGGTCATTTAGAAGAGTATAACATTGAGTGTAGTCTAGCCAGTCACCTCAAGAAATAGTTCATATGTACACATCTTCACTTGTTCCCAAGTCAGAGGAGAGTTGGCCCTCATAGTACACATGAACTAGTTTAACTAATCATGTTCATTTTAATACTTTTCACGGCCTTTGTACTCCAGCCGTTGCACCTCGCATAGCGTATCAGTGCAAATGTACTACCCATCCTGGATAAGGCGTAGGTATTCATACTCATCCCTGTCGCAACCTGGTATAAATACCTACAGTTGGATTTAAACCCGTCAATCACTTTCGGGGTCAGGTAACGCTTGCCAAGGCCAGTGACGTATGCAGGTAACTCAATCCTGTTGTCCGTGTAACTCTCTGGGTTTCAAGCTGTTCTATCCTTATAAGGGATAGTCCTGAGTACTTGTTGTTAGTTTGGTTTAATCCTCGTTTGCTTAACTATTAATAGTCTTGCATATTTTGGATTAGTTGGGAATAAGTAAAATTACTTATTGTTGTTTGTTAGTGGAATTCGTCACCTCGTTTGATTGATAACCTATTATTGCCATTAATCAGTGTGTAGTGCATGAGTAAAAATACTTATTTAATCAGGATGATTTTGATTTGAGTATTAATACCTATTAGCTAGGCACGTTGATGATGGTGGCAGTACATCTGTACTAGCATGAGTAGTACATCTGTATTGTAGTACATTTGTACTAATAGTACATTTGTATTATAGTACATCTGTATTATAGTACGTTTGTACTATAGTATGTTTGTACTATAAGTATTTATACCTATTAGTATGTTTGTACTACTGTGGTGTTTTGTTACATAAATT